GACGCATGCGGCACAGAACCAATGGTCGCATGCTGTGAGGCAACCGTTACGACCTCCGAGTTGCACGCCACACGGACATCGTACGTCCTGCACGACGGGGGGGAGCGGGTCTTGTCTGCCATTTCCTCTGGTCATGTGGTCGTGCAACAGCCCATACACATTGGCGTACGCGTGGAGGGTTGGGTGGAGTCGGTTGCCGATCTGGATAGGTGGCAACGTGACGCGGGGGATGCGGCCGTCGTCCCGGAACGCACGTATCTTCTCCAGGTAAGTGTTTACGGCGGTTCGATACTCCTCACTCTGTCCCAGTATCGCACGCTGACCTTTCAGCTCGGTCGACAAGTCACACTCCTTCTGCATCTCGGAGAGACGGTCGTGCCCGATGTTGTGCACGATCACATGCCATTGCTGTCGATGATGCGGTGTTAACAGCTCGGGGATGGTCTTTTCGTCGATCCCGGGTATGGGGGCGTCGGGGAGGACGGTGGTGTTGACAGCCTGATGGATGACCTGTTGGTGGGTCGGGGCGGGGAGTTGATGCGGGTGGGGCCTCTGGGCGGGGGTCACCGCTGGCGCTGGAGCAGTTCTCAGGATCTCGGCTCGCGCCGGTACTTTTTGGTTGTAATCCTGGGTTTTTCCGCTTCGCGGGGCGGGGATGTCCTGTTTGGACCCATACCCGTTGTGGCCCTTGCGTTCCTCCTCGGCCTTCATCTCCTGCCATAGTCGGCCCGCCCAAACTGGCATAGGTTTCGGTTGCTTAACGATCGCGCGTAGGTGGGGGGGGTTGGCGGCAGGGGGGCGAGCGTACTCTTGAGGGTTGGATGGGCACGGCTGGCATACCATAACGTTCTCTGCTTTTCCGGGCGTGGTGGCGGGTGATGTCAACGAACTCCCGGGGACGGGTTGCGACTGGAGCGCTAGTTGGATGTCCTTGTCGTCTACTTTGGCGTCCTGCTCTTCCTCGTCATCAAGCTCTCGTCGGGCCTCAATCGCATCCTGCTCTCCAAGGGCGTCAAGGGCTGCATTCTGTTGAGCGAGTTGGAGTATATCGCGCACTTGTTTGCTGACTCGATCCGACACCGCCTCGACGTCGGCCTGATCGTCTTGAGACTGGGGGTGATAGTGGGTCTCTTCGGGGCAGGTGGTCGGGACGGGACATCGAAGGAACTTTGGCTTGTGCTTGGCGTCGTCGGGGGCGCGTGGCCGCTCAGCATCGCGACGTGCGGCGCCGGTTAGAGCTTGGCGGTGTATGCGGTGATAATGGCTGGGGACCGCGCATGGCATTTGGCACTGCAGGAATACATCGTCCGACCCCGTATGACTCCCGTTGTTACCGTTGAGTTGTTGATCCCGCACGGCGGCGTGCTCGGCTTCACGCTTCAGGTCCCGTTCCTTGATCTGTCCTCTCAAGAACCATGCTCCTGGACACCGGACTCGCTCACAAAAGCAGCCACGGCCCGTGATGAGGAAACATTGCAGTTGCCGCATTTGTCGCCCGGTGAGAGTGTAAGATTGAATGGGCGTTATCGTGCCTACATCGACCAGACAACCTGCTGGTGTGAACCAATCGTACTCTCGCAACACGAACGAGAAGCGGGGGTGGCGGTGACCCGATTGTGCATGTACCAGGGTCGAGTTGTGGAAGTCGGCCACGGGCTGCGGAAGGAGGTTGATTTGGTGGGACTCCGAGTCAACCCAGTCGATTTTGATATCATCGGTATTAGTCCATTCCCCATTGTTGCCGTTGATTTGGCTGTGCACCACTACCTCCTCTCCCCCCAGTGGTGAATTTGGGGGCGTGACGTTCCTGACAGTTCTCGATTGCTCCGGAACTCCGTGCCGAGCCACGTCCCATGGGTCCCTATCCACTTTCCGCTCCTCTATGAACCGCTCCATAAGGGCCAAGGCTTCGTTGATCCCAACATCGTACTCGCTACTTGATCGATCGACCAAATTGAGATCGATGGTGTTCTCACGCCTGAAAGCGTCGACATAGTCGACAAGGCGGAACCGCGCCAGGTCGGGGGCAAACCCATCGAAGTGACAGCCCTCAGCCCTGCTGACCAAGTAGTCTAAAAACTCGTATCGGCGGTAGAGTTGGGGTGGTCGAACTACAAGCCCTGATGCAACCTGCCGGTCCATTTGGCAGATAGTGATGTTACCGGGCCCATTGGAGTTAACCCCTGTTGCGGTGATCACAACGCGGGGAGGCGTGGCTAAAGTGGCCCCCGGTTCTACGCGGATAGCAGCCATCAGGCTCATCGTGCCACTTGAGGCCGAATTGGCCGTGGCGAGTGAGTAGTTGGACTGATTGTTGAAGGCGGTGCAAGTGGAGGTGTAGGACCCGGCACTAATGGAGTAGGTCTGTGGTGAGCCACCTAGGATGGAATGGTTGAGGTAGATGAAGAACACGGATCCGATCTCTGTGTCGAACGGGAAGAAAATCTCACTAGTGGCTCCGTTGATGGTGATACCTAGGTTGTTGACGCGAGGCTGTTTGACATTGGCTGTGTTAGCCACGTACACCAGTGGGCCGTTAGACGTTTCCCGCA